CTATCCCTGAAGGTGAAGGTAGATATATTCTTAATAGACTTACTGGTGAAATCACTACAGTACGCGGTCCACAGATGTATTTACCTGATCCCCGCACAGAAGTTGTTGTCAAAAGAAAGCTAACCAACAAGGAATGCGATCTTATGTACCCTGGCAACAGTGAAGTGTTGACCTATAACAGTGGGCTTACTGAACAGGCTGTTGAAAGAATGGCAAAGAAAGGTCTTACTGGTTTTGCGGTTACAGATGCACTTAATAATGTATATTCTACTGCTAATCAGGAATCTGCACTTGCTATTTTTGAAGCAAATGCTAATATTTCTCGCGGAGTAAGCTATACTAAGCCAAGAACCATTACTCTTGATACTAAATATGAGGGCGTTGTTGCTGTAGATGTTTGGACTGGATATGCAATTAATGTTGTATCTAAGTCTGGAGACCGAGAGGTTGTGATTGGACCTGCGACTCGCTTGTTTGATTATGACGAAACAGTAGAAGCAATTACTGTTCCTTATGGAGATAAAGAGGAAGTTACGGCTTTCCTTAAAACTGAAAATAATAAAGTTTCTGATGTTATTAATACTCAGACCGCAGATTTTGTTGATGTTCAAATTAAACTGAGTTACTATGTAAATTTCTTAAAAGATTATAAAGACTCTTGGTTTGCTGTAAACAATTATGCAAAATATCTATGTGATAATATGCGTTCTCTTATCAAGAGAAAAATTAGAACATATAATATTAAGGATTTTTATGCAAATTCTACTGAAATTATTAGAAATATTGTTCTTGATATTAACACAGATGTAGAAACGGAAATTGCAGATAAATCTTTTGGCAGACTTTTTACAACAAATGGTATGCTTGTAAATGATGTTGATATTATTAGTATCGGTGTTGAAAAAGATATTGCCATGATTCTTGAAAAGCATCAGAATGAATTAATTCAGAAGAGCGTTGAACTTGCTGATGCGGCGGCTCGTATGGAAGTTGTCACAGCCCTCGCTGATGTAAAGAAAAAAGAAGCTGAATTAAATAACGAAACAGCTCTATATACTCTTGAACTTGAGCAGAAGAGAACTGAAGAAGAAATGCATAATGAAGAAATGATTCGTGCAAAGAAGCGTGAAGCTAAGGCTGCAGAAGTTCAGGCGCAGAATGATCTTCAGGATATTTTGACAGCAATTCAGAGTGCAGAAATGGCTCGTATTAAAGAAAAGCAGGATGCAGAAATTGCTCATGCTAAAGAACTTGCTGAAATTGAAAAGGCTAAACAGGAAGCGTATGCTGCTACTGTAAAAGAAATTATGAGTTCTATTCAGCCCGATCTCGTCGCTGCAATTAGTGCAAGCTCTCATGCAGAACTTCTTAAAGAAGGAATGGCTAGTATGGCTCCATATGCACTTGCTAAAAATGAATCTGTGGCAGATACTGTTAATAAACTTTTAAGAGGAACACCTCTTGAGGAAGTCCTTGACAAAGTTTCTACTAAAGTTAATCTTTAATTTTTAAAGGAGGAATTAAAAAATTCCTCCTTGTTTTTTTATAAAAATTATTATATAATAAATATATAAAAAGAAAGGGAAAAAATAATAAATGGATAATTTTTATATTATTTCTGAAGATGAACTTTTAGATCTACTTGAAGCATATTATTATGCAGATTGTTTAGATATTGATGGAGTTGATAATTGGGATTGGTATATGGTTGGAAAAGAAAGTTATCTCAAAGGAAAATATAATACATTTAAAGAAAAAGCGAAAGATGAATTACGATATTATAGAAAACTTGGAGAAAATTAAAGGAGAATAATATGGATTTAGATAAAATTACTGATATAGAGTTGCTTCGTAGAATATTAAAAAATCATATGGTTTGTATAGCAGAAGATATTAAAACTCCAACACATCTTTATAAAAAAGGAGAATGGTATTTTTGCGAACAAGATAACGATGGTTTATTTTTATATTTTGATAATTATCAATGTGGACTGCAACTAACATATGATGAAGCTGAAAAAGTTTTAATATCTTAATATAAAAGAGGTTTTAATATGAGAGATATTAATCGACTTGATAATTTTTATAATGAACTCAAAAGAATTCATAAATATGTTCCCGACTGGCGGTTTGGACAATTTATGATCAATTTCATGAGTTGGTATTATACTAAATATAAAAGAGATTGTTTTTACATCGAAGAAGATAAAATGATAAAATATATTGAAGAATTTATTGATGAAGTAAGGGGGTCGCTATAATATGCTTAATAAAGCTGGAGAAAGAGAACTGTGTTATATAACTCTTATTGATGCTATTGAACCTATTGAAGGATATGATCGAGTTGAACTTGCTCATGTTGGCGGTTGGACTGTAGTTGTTGGTAAAGGAGAATTTAAAGCAGGAGACCCTGCAATTTATTTTGAAATTGATTCTAAACTTCCAGAAGTTGAACCTTTTACCAATATGGATTTTCTTGCGAAAAAGAAATATAAAGTAAAAACCCAAAAGATGTGCCGACGAATTTCACAGGGACTTCTTATGTCTGCGGCCAATTTTGGCTGGACTATTGGCCATGTGATGGATCAAAATTATACTCCTTTTATTATAGAAGGTGATCAAAAAGCCACTCATCATATTAATGATGAATCTCGTTTTCTTACTAAACAACTTGGTGTAACTTATGCGGTTGCAGAAGATAATACCCGCAAAGCTTCTTCTGTTGATAAATATAAAAAAATGGCACAGCGGCATGGAAAACTGTTCTCTAAACAACCTTTCCGCTGGCTTATGAAACATACTTGGGGTAAGAAACTTCTTTTTGTTTTCTTTGGAAAAAAGAAAGATAAGAAATCTGAATGGCCCTCTTGGGTTGCAAAAACTGATGAAGAGAGAATCGAGAATCTGCCGCATCTTTTCTCAGATAAATCTGAATGGATTGCAACTGAAAAAATTGATGGAACTAGCACTACCTTCACTCTTAAACGCGGCAATGGGTTTAATAAAAAAGATGAGTTTTATATCTGCTCCCGCAATGTTGTATTTGACAAACCAGATAAAGCTTGCTTCTATAATACCAATGTATATACAGAAATGGCAGAAAAATATGATATTTATAATAAAATGAAAAATCTTCTTGACAATCATTTTACAGATTGTGATTGGATTACTATCCAGGGTGAAACTTATGGAGCAGGAATCCAGAAACGTGATTATCATATGTCTGACCATCATTTTATGGCTTTTAATTTTATAACATCAACAGAAGGAAGATGGAACTCTGCCTGTATGAAGGATCTCCTTGAAAGACTTTCTGGAATTCCATGTGTTCCAATTCTTGATGAACATTATGTGCTTCCTGATACTCTTGATGAACTTAGAGAATATGTAGATAGTCAGAAGTCTATTGTTGATGGAGATATGCGAGAAGGTATTGTATTTCGTTCTCTTGATGGCACTCGTTCTTTCAAGTGCGTATCTCCTGCATATCTAATGAAGTATCATTCTTAAAATATCTCAGTGGAGAGTAAATACTCTCCACTTGTTTTTTTTATTATTTTTTGTTATAATATTTATATAAAAGAAAGGAAGTGTTTTATATGAGAAGAAGAAATAATGATTTCATGATTTCAAGAATGTTCTGTTGTAATTGCGGACGGGAGGGGATGCCTATCACCCGTAAGTCTGGTCATTATCGTGAAGCTGGTCATTTGAAAAAATTATATTGCATATATTGCGGGAAAGAATGGAATCATGCAGAAGTAAGATCAATGTACAGCGATTATAATTATGAAGATTTCAAATTAGAAATGGAATATCATAACTTTGATGAAGAAGGCAATAGAAAAGAACCATACAGAATCTTTAGAGGTAATTTAAAGAAAGAAGGAATTATATAATGGCTAATTTATATTTAATGTGCGGCGTCCCTGGCGCTGGCAAATCAACCTTCATTAAAAAGAGAACTAGACTGGATCATGCAGTTGTTGTTTCCCGCGATGCTATTCGTTTTTCTATTGTCAAACCTGATGAAGAATATTTTTCCCATGAAGATGAAGTTGTAAAAATTTTTTGGGAACAGATTAATAAAGCACTTGCTGAAAATAAGGATGTTTTTGTAGATCAGACTTCTCTTACTCCTAGATCAAGAAAATGGTTGCTTCAGCATGTTACTGGCTATAAGCATGCTAGTGTTATTTGGATTGATGAAGATCTTGATACATGCTTAAAAAGAAACGCAAAAAGACGCGGGACCCGTTCCTACGTGCCTGAAAGCGACATCCACCGCATGTACGATCAATTTGTTGAACCCTCACTTGATGAAGGATTTACTTACATCTTTCGTTATAATAGTAAAGAAAATCAACTTACCTACAAAGGAGGCATTATTAAAAATGAATAAATGGATACCAATCAATAAAGAATTACCGCCTGCAAATGAAGAAGTATTAGCAACTTTAGCATGGAATGATACAATATCTATTATAGAATATGAACCCGACTGGGGTGGTCATGTTCTTCTTTATGAAGGTGAAGCTAATGGGACTTTAGAAGACATTCTTGCTTGGATGCCACTTCCAAAACCCTATATTGAAGAAGAAGGAGAAAATAATAAGACATGAGTAATATCTGGCTAATTTCAGATACACATCTAAATCACGATCGAGATTTTATCTGGAAACCACGTGGTTTTAATTCAGTGTGGGAAATGAATAATGCAATCATTGAAAATTGGAATGAGGTTGTTAAATATGATGATATAGTATATCACCTTGGCGATTTTATTCTAGGTGATCTTGACACAGGCATTAAACTTATTAAACAACTTAATGGTAAAATTAGACTTGCTATTGGGAATCATGATACCGATGACCGTCTCAAAGCATTTAGCAATCTCTATAATATAGATGATATTCAATTTGGTTATAGACTTAAAACTGGTAAAAAATCTTTTATCCTTACTCACTATCAAACTCTCACTGGTAATACAGATAAAAGCAAAACTTATTCAATTCATGGACATACTCATTCTCCAAACCCATTCTGTGAATATGATCTTATGTACAACGTAAATTGTGATGCACATGACTGCCACCCTATCGCATGGGAAGATATGCTTAATGAAATTAATAAACACAATCAGGACAAAAATAAATAATTATATTAAATAAATTTTATTAATCTTTAGAGGAAGTTCTCTTATTCCTCTAAAGATTTTTTTTATAGGAGGTAAAAATATGAATTTTAAAGTAAGATTTAAGAATCCAATTTTTATTGCTCAATTAATTCTTGCTATTCTAACTCCGATTCTTGCCTATGCGGGTCTCACAGTGCAAGATCTTACCTCTTGGACAAAACTCGGATAGTTACTAATTAACGCGTTATGTAATCCATATGTTCTTGGACTTATTGCAGTTTCAGTTTGGAATGCATTAAATGATCCAACAACAGCTGGAGTCACTGATAGTAAACAAGCAATGACTTACTAGATTCCGAAACCCAAAGAGGTATAATTTTAAGGCAGGGAAAATTCCCTGCCTTATTTTTTTACAATAGGAGAATAAAAATGAAAACAAATTTTACATCAGAAAAAAATTTTATAAAAACAATTGCACCTTCCGCACAAAAGGCATGTAAAAGGTATGGTTACTTACCTTCTGTTTTAATTGCTCAAGCATGTTTAGAAAATGGATATGGTATCTCATCTTATTGGGACAATCAAGAAATAAAATCTTTATTGCAATATAATAATATGATAGGACAAAAAGCTTAGTTATTAAACTCTTCTTGGTATGATAAATCTGTATGGCCAGGAAAAAGTTTTAATAAAAAAACACCTGAAGTTTATTCTAATCAAAAAACTACTAAAAAAGATAATTTTCGTATTTTTGATGATATAGAACAAAGTTTTTGTGATTTTATATTATTCTTATTATATGCAAGTAATTATGGATATAATGGTAAACCTAAATATGGTCAATAGGTAGTTAACATTAAAGATCCAAATACTTTAATATCAGAAGTTAGAAAGCGTGGTTATGCAACAGATCCTAATTATCCAACTTCTGTTATGAAAATCGTTAATAAACATAATTTAATTCAATATGATGATTTATCAAAAGTAGAAGCATCTAAATATATCCCTGATGCTTTAAAAGAGACAAAAGGAGATAATAAGATGAATATTCCAGATAAAGTAATACATGATATTACTAAAAATAATTTAAATCAAATTCCTGCATCAAGAGGAACTAATCAGATTAAATGGATTGTTATTCATTATCTTGGAGTTCCTAATGCAGACAATCCAAATTTATATGGCGGCGGCTATGGTGGACATTATAATATAACTCGTAATGGGGAAATATATAAGGCGGCAGACCCTAAAACTGCAGTAGTCTGGCATTGCGGCGGTGGCTTACAAGGATCAGATGGGCACAAATATTATAAAATTTGCACCAATTATAATAGCATTGGAATTGAAAATAGTGTTTGTTATACTGATCCTTCTGAAAAAAATCCAAGTCCTTCTAGTGATAAATGGTATTTCACAACAGCTACACAAAGATCTTTAGTATTTTTAGTAAGTAAATTAATGGATGAATTTAATATTGATATTAATCATGTTATTCGTCATTATGATGTTACTGGTAAAATTTGTCCTAATCCATATGTAAAAAATAACAAATTAAAAACATCCTGGACTTGGGATGAATTTAAAAATAAATTATTAAAATATAGAAATATAAAAACAGATACTAAAATTACAATAGTAAATAATGCACCTACATCAACTAATAAATCAACAAAAGAAATGCAACAAATGTTAATTAAATTAGGTTATGATTGCGGAGCGGCTGGAGCCGATGGTATTCTTGGTACAAATACCAAAAAAGCAATAAAAGCATTTCAAAAAGATAATCAATTAACTATTGATGGTATATATGGTCCAAAAACTGAAAAAGTATTATTACAAAAATATAATGAATTATAGAAAGTTAAAAATTATGCATAGTCTTTTGATAAAAACATTGCAAAAACTTATATAACCACTTCTAAATTAAATCTTAGATCTGCTGCAAGTTTTAATGGAAGTATCACTACAGTGATACCAAAAAATGCAACTGTAACTTGTTATGGTTATCACACTGGTAATTGGTATTATGTAATATATGACAAATATACAGGTTTTTGTAATAGTAAATGGTTAAAGTAATTATATAGGTAATTTAATGGCTAAAGCCATTAAATTACCTATTTTTTTTATTTTATTTGAAAAATATAAGAATTTATGATATTATATATTATAAAATAATTAAGGAGATTCCTATATGTTATATATTTATATAGATGGATCTTGCCGCGACAATGGCAAGCAAAATTCTCATGGCGGTTTTGGTATTGTGATTTTTGATGAACACCGCAATTTAATTGATGCCTATTGTGAACAATTTGATAATGTAACAAATAATCAAATGGAACTAAAGGCTTTTCTAAAAACATTTGAATTGTTAAATACAAAATATAAAAATCAACAAGCAACTATTTATTCTGATTCATCATATTGTATAAATATCCTTACCTCTTGGATTTACTCTTGGAGTAAAAATGATTGGAAAAATAGTAAAAATGTAACAATAAAAAATTTAGATATTATTTTATCTTTATATGAATATTATAATATAAATTTTTTCATAAATCAAATCTATATAGTGAAAGTCGATGGTCATAAAGGCATTATAGGAAATGAATTAGCAGATGCTCTTGCAACGGCAGACGTGCCAAAATTTTCTAATATTATATTACGAAATCATATAAACATTAACCTTTCTGAAAAAACTTGCTAAAATCAAAAAATTATGTTATAATATATTATATAATAAAAAAGAGGTAAAATATATGACTGATAAACATTTATATACAGAAGATAGTATCGAAAGTCTCTCGCCCCTTGAGTTCACTAGATTACGTCCGCAGGTCTATGCAGGTGATTGTACATATTCAACTCAGCTATTAGTTGAAATTATTTCTAATGCAGTTGATGAATATCGTCTTGGACATGGAAATAAAATTGATGTAACTATAAATAGAGATGTTGTAGCAGTTCGAGATTATGGTCAAGGTTTTATTCCAAACTCTTTTAGAGATGATGAAAAAACTATTCTTGAAGCTGCTTTTAGTGTATTAAACACTTCAGGAAAATATCGTGATGATGGCACTTATGAAGGAACTTCGCTTGGATCTTTTGGTATTGGTAGCAAAATCACAACTTTTCTTTCTCATTGGTTGAGAGTTAAAACTATAAGAAATTCAGAATGGGAAGAAATATATTTTAAAGAAGGTGTTTTTTCTAATAGAGCTGCGGGTCCAGGAGGCGTGTCTGGAACTCTTGTAGAATGGCAGCCTTCAGAAGAATTTTTTACACATACAGAAGTTGAATTAAATAAAATTAAAGATTTATTTGAAACTATCGTATGTCTTTGTCCAGGATTAACAATTAATTTAAATCTTGGAGGAGAAAATTTTATTCAATATTACTCAAAAAATGGAATTAATGATTTAGTAGATAAAGCAATTAAAGATACTGAATTAATTAATAATCGTTTTTCAATGAATTTTTCAGAAGGTAAGAATAAACTTGATATGGTTCTCACTTACGCAGGGAACTATTCTTCAACTATTGTTCCTTACGTTAATACTGGTTTAACAGAATCTGGACCTCATATTACTCAGATTAAAACTGTTATCACAAGAGAATTTAATAAATTCTTCAAAGAAAAAAAATGGTTAAAAGAAAAAGACACTAATTTAACTGGCGATGATATTCAAGAGGGAATGTATGTGGTATTTAATATTACTGCTCCTAATGTTGGATATGATGCACAGGTTAAAAGTAGAATTACTAAAATAGATATGTCACCTTTTACCTCTGCATTAAGTACAAATCTTGATATTTGGCTTAATAATAATGAGAAAGAAATAAAAAATATTTTTGAAAAGGCGACTGCCGCTCGTAAAGCGCGAGATGCTGCGAAGAAAGCAAGAGATAAAGCAAGAGAGCAAAATAAAAAGAAACAGAAAGCTCTTAAATTTGATAGTAAACTTGCAGATTGTTGGTCTAAAGATCGCATGAAATGCGAGATATATGTGACAGAAGGTGACTCTGCTTCAGGTAACTTGAAACTAGCCCGTAATAATGAGTTTGTTGCAGTTATGCCTGTCCGCGGTAAGATTCTTAATGTAAGAAAAGCAAGTCTTGATAAGATTCAGAAAAATGCTGAAATTATGACAATGATTGATGCTTTTGGTCTTACTGTTGATATGAAGACTATGAAACTAACTTATAATAAAGAAGATCTTCGTTATGGAAAGATCATAATCGAGTCCGATGCGGATGTTGATGGAAGTCACATTAAAAATTTATTCTACACCTTTATATGGACTTTCTGTCCGCAATTAATTCTTGATGGATATGTATATGCAGGAGTTCCACCTCTTTATAAAATTACAGAGGGTAAAGATACTTATATTTATTTAAAAGATGATACAGAACTTGAAAAATATAGAGCTGGTCATAAAGGAAAAAAGTATCTCGTTAATCGCTTGAAAGGGTAAGAGTTAGTCTGGCCCTTAGCTACTTTTCCGCTAATCAGCGGGGTTGTCTATAAGACAGCTAACGAGGCAGTCTTCTATTTAAAAATTTTGGACATTTTAGGATAATCTGAAATGTGAAATTTTTATAATATAT